TTCTACATATCTATCATCAAGACCCTGCAACTAATGCAAGTACTGCAGAGGTACAATTTGATATTGGATATGCAAACTTCAACGGAAGTGGTTCTGCTGGAAACACAACCAAATTAACTACAGGTGGTAGAGAGAGTGCAGCAAATTACAGACAATTTGCAAATGTTGTTCTTCCACCACGAACTGAGAAATTTACTTTCACAAGTGCTCCAAGTGCTTCAGATGATTTTTACTTTGTAGCATTTAACAGAGCTCGTATGAGAGAAAAGATTGACCCAGGTAATTGGGAGTTAAGATTAGGTGATTTCAAATACATTGATGATAGTGGAGCAACAAATAATCCAACAGTCAATGAAGGCGGAAGAGTATTTAATATTGTTAGTGGTTCATTAGAAACTGGTACTGGAGTAATTAAAACAGCTGCAGCTTCTCAAACTGGTGGTGCTATTGGTTCCTTTTATCCTGATTTAGGAATCTTGATATTTAATGCATCTCAGTTAGATTCGCATGGTGGTTTCAGTACAGGTAGAAGTGCAGATGCATTTGATAATAATCCAGAAAAGTTCTATGATAAGATAGTAGCAGCAAACTACTTCCAAGTTCGTAGAGAGGAAGAGATTAGTTCTACTAACTTCTTCTGTAGGGTACTAAATAAGAATTATAACTTTAGTTCTAACCCAACATTCTTTACGGGTTCAGATGGTGCGTTTACAAATGCAACATTCTTCAAAGACCCTAAAGTGTATGTCACACAAGTTGGATTATACAATGATGAGAATGAACTATTAGCAGTTGCTAAGTTAAGTAAACCAATTCTAAAATCATACTCAAGGGAAGCTATTATAAAAGTCAAACTTGATTTCTAAGGGTTAAACGATGTTAAAGAATATTGACCCATCAGATAAGTCAATTAGACCATTTAAAGTTCATAAGAGCTTTACGCTAAATCAAAACGATAGTGGGAGTGGACACTATCGATTGAACGCGGAAAGTGGTTCATTATTTAATTTCCAAACGGGTAGTGCCGCATCTCAATCATTTGGAGTATATCATCCAAGTTCAAGTGAGTTTAGTATGGGTACATTTTATGATAGACCTAATTGGTATAGTATAAGACATTTGTACTATGAGAATAATGAACCATACAGAACTTTTGGTAACAACAATACACAAAAAGAAAAAAGAGAACTACATAATAATGCAAAAATATTTACCATACCACAAAACTTATTTGGTGAACAAGTAAAACCAGGTAGTATAGAATTAGATGTAACACATGGTGGAGTTACTTATAATTTAAAAGATGATGGTGATGGAAATGTTTATGATAATGCACATTCTGCAAGCTATGCAGCATATAAATCAAGTTCATTTGATAGAGGACAAGGTATTCAAGGTAATGGAAGTGGTTCTCAAGTGGGTAATGCTTTTTACTCTCATGGTATTGTGGTGTTAACTGATACAGGTTCTTTAATTAATGCTGGTGATACCAGTCATGAATTGAAATTTAAAGCAACACAAACAATATATGAATATGAATACATGGTAACTATCGAACCAGGTGAGTTTAATTTAATAACAAATAAATCAGCAACAGAAAACTTAAGTGGTAGTATAAATGTTGCTGCAGGTTCTCAGAACATACATCAGTTCTTTGCTCCATCAGACCAACCAACGGGTGCAGGGACTGGAAGTTATGAACTATCTTATGAACAAGCAACAAAGTATGAGGGATTTGTAACTCATTCAGAATTCAAACCATATGTAACAACAGTCGGACTTTACAATGATAATAATGAATTGTTAGTTGTTGGAAAACTAGCAAAACCTATTAAATTAGGTAACGATATTAACACTTCGATAATCGTAAGATTTGATGTGTAAGACTAAATAATTTTTTTATATATTATATTTATTATTGTGAATTAAGGCTACACCAAACCCACCACTCGTGTGGGAGTTGACATAGAGTAACATAACGAAAAAGGAACTACGATGAGATGGTTTTTATTAAGCCTAATGTGGTTGGGTTTTGTCTTCCCGCAAGAGCCAGTCATTAGGATTATGCAAACAGGTACTTACGATACACCAGAGTATTGGTGGAGAGAAAGTGTTACGCATCAATTACAAACTTATCTAGCAGATGATACATCAAAACCTGCTCTGTATAATAATAATTTCGATGCGTGGAGAGATAGTGTAATGACAATGGAAGTTACACTTGATGATGATGGTGCAGATGTAACTGCATTAAGATTAGATATAATTTTTGATAATGATTTGATAGATTGGGACCATGAAGATACAGAAGTATTAAAAGGTTCACATTTATCAAGTGCAACTGAGGGTGATTCTACCGCAGGTGCAGATTACTCGTATGAAGTGGTTCACTATTCAAATGTTGGATATGTGGATTCACTACAAACCGCTGATGAAGAAAAATCAGAATCAAACAATCGTTATGATTGGTTGAGAATTACTATGGTATCACACAATGGTAATACTTTTGAATTTGGTGGTGGTAGTGGAGTACAAAAACAATTATTAAAATTAAACTTTAAAATAGATGATGTGGTTGATAACTTTGCTCCACAATCATTCAGAGTACCTACACTCTATGAGGGTGGAGAGGGATACTACACATATGTAAGTGATGATTATCTTTTAGATTATAAAGTTTACATCGATGGTAACTATGGTACTGAAGAAACAGACCAAGGTGGTGCAAGAGGTGATATTACACTTCATCCTAAACTTGTTAATGTTGAGGGATATTACAGATATGCTCAAGGTAATGGTTTAGATGGAGATAACACATATCCATATTGGAAGATAAGATTTGAGTTAGACCAAAGTAATCCAAGTGAATATAGTAATTGGTATAACTTAGAAACAGTCGGACAAGTAACATCTTTAACAGATGAAACAAATACAGATGATGTTATAGGGGATGATACTTCTACATTCTATTATGATAATCAAGGAACAAGTGCAGCACAAACATTACCAAGTGAGGGTTTCTTAGGTGTTAGTTACTATGATTCCACATATACAGATGATAGAGGATATTATAATATTATGTTACCAAGAAATAATGTGTACAGAATGTCATTCTATCCACCAGATGCTGATGATGATATAGAAACTCACACACAATTAGAAATGGATAGAGAAGCAATCACAAATATAAATGATGCGATTGCTGCATTTAATTTTCAAAGTAATAAATTTAAATCTGTTACAGGTGTAGATACACTAAATGCAGTTGAATACTTTATTGGTGATGTTGATGGTGATGATGTGTTTCAATTAAATGATGCTTATTTCTTATGGGCATACACAAGTGGTATTCTTGATACATATGTTCACTTGAATGGTGATACACTACAAAGTTGGGCAAGTATTGATACCTTGAGAGAAAACAATCAACCATTCCCTTATGAGTATTATGAAGATTGGGGTAACCAAAGATATGAGTTCACTATCTTTACAGATGATGATTTTGACCAAGATACTACTTTACAATTTGGACAGATTGAGGTAATCAATCCATTGATGGATGATATTCAGACTGGATTAGATACTTTACAAATCGATTTAGGTGCTGGTTCTTCCACATACACAAGTGATGTAGACCCAGATTATACGATTGATAGTTTAGGATATTTCTTTACAGGTGATATCAACGCAACAGGTACAAAAGTAAAAGAAGCGGATGGTGATGGATATATAAATGTGAATGGTAGTACATTCTATCGTTGGGGACAATCAGCACCAAACGAATGGGCTAACAAAATTGCAGTAGAAAACGCTGATGTATTTATGACACTACCTGCAGATTCAACAGTCAGAGTTCGTAGTGGTGATTTGATTGAAGTACCATTAACACTTACACCAGACCAAGTAAATGTTGCAGGGTTTGAGTTTGAAGTAGAGTTTAATGTTGATGAGTTAGAATTTGTTGATATGAGGACTGGTAACTTACCAGGGCCATGGATGACTTATGTTAATGTACATGATGTTAAAGATGGTAAACAAAGAGTTTCATTTGGTGGTATGGATTATTCACCAGGTAACGCTCCATCAACATATTGGATAAACGAACCTATACAGGCACTTAAATTAATTTTCAGAGCAGATTTTCCTGATTCAGAGTGGACAGAAGCACCTGTAAACTTTACTGGTAAATATGCTGCTGGTAATCCAAGTGGTGATGATTTACTTGTAGATAGAGAGAGTGGAAAGATATTGGTTTGGAATAAGTATTGGGCATTCGGTGGTGGAGAACCAGGTGAAGAAGATATAACTTATAATTATCCAAATCCATTTAAACATGATACAAGATTCCAATTCTATGTTGATGAATTAGAAAGAGTAAAATTATATATTTTAAATTCTAATGGTCAGTATGTTGGAACATTATTAGATGAAATGGTAGAACCAGGTATACACACATTTGATTTTGCAAATGAACCAAGTGTTTGGTTACCTGAAGTGAGCGTATATCAAGAACACCAAACATTAGAGCCTGGTGTTTATGTATTCGTTCTACAAACAGATAAAAGAATAAAGGCAAACAAATTCACAGTCGTGAAGTAAAGGGTATATGATGAAAAACATACTATTAGGATTATTATTTGCAACTACATTGTTTGGACAAGTTAATAGTGTTCTTACAATATCACCTACTGCTGGTGAGGCAACATTGGGTAACCAATCTCTTGCATTTAGAAATCCTGCCATGAATCATTTTAATCTTGATACTACAACCAATGTAAGTTTTACAAATGTACAATGGTTAAAAAATATCGTAGATGATATGGGGTATAACTATATTGATGTAAGATGGAAAAATCTTAACTTTAGTTTACTTCACTTTGATTATGGTGAACAACAAGAAGCAGATTTATATGGACAAGTACAAGGTGTATTCTCACCATCATCCACAATAATTAGTGCTGGATGGGGAACACCATTATTATACAAAGGTAATGTATTAGATAGTGTATCTATTGGGGTTACTGGTAAAGCAGTATTCCACGATTTATATACAGAGAAAACTGATGGATTATTATTTGATGTTGGTGTACATATGGATAACTTTTATAATAAACTTGACATTGATTTAATGATTGCAAACTTTGGGTATATGACTAAAATAAATGGTTATGAAATTGAAATACCTACAAGTTTAAATGTTGGTGTAATGTTTCCTATTAAAGATTGGGAATTTTATAACCAATGGAATATTTATAGTGGATACTATACTATGGGACAAGGTATATCTTACAACTTAAAAGATATGTTAAAGTTCAGAGTAGGGTACTTTAGTGATGTAGACCATCAGTTAAATTATCCATCTGTTGGTATGGAGTTAAACTATGATAAGTACCGAATCGGGTTTGGTGTTATACAAGGTGATGATACAGACCCATTAAAAGATTCATTTTTATTAACATTTAATGTGGAGATATAAAATGTGTAATTGTAAACAATGTAATTGTGGTTCTGGCTGTGGTTGTCAGTGCTGCGAATGTTAAGGAGATAAGTTATGCCAAAAGATATAGAACAGGCTATTGAAGATGTTAAAGGGAAAAAATTCGGAGTATCAATTAACAATATTATTGCTATTGTTACTTTTCTTTCTACCGCAATTGCTGGTTGGTATAGTTTTACT